TGTCAATTTGTCACTTGTTTTATATTAAAATAAAATAAAATAAAAATATATATAATATATAAAAAATCAAAAAAATGACAAGTGCTTTTCGTCATGTTGTAGCACCACCCTCTCTCAAAAAACTAGTCCACCAAGTGGGTATATTGACCAGTTAAACACTTCGCGCATAATGGAGAGAATGAGGCAACCCAGTTTTGTACCCACTTAAGTGGGTATGCTCGGGAGGCCTATCTAAGACTACTCTCCTCATAGCTTTTGTCACACTCTCGAAAAAAGGAGCAACCATGGGAGTGCGTGAGAACAAATACCAGGCGGGTCTCATCAAAAGGCTTACCGCCCGGTTTCCACACTGCATGATTCTGAAGAACGACTCGAGTTACCTACAGGGCGTTCCAGATCTTATTATGTTGTGTGATGAACGGTGGGCTATGCTGGAAGTTAAGGCATCGGCCAAAGCTTCGCATCAACCCAACCAAGACTACTACGTCGAGAAGCTCGACTACATGGGCTTCGCTCGATTTGTATATCCTGAGAATGAAGCCGCAGTGCTAAATGAACTCGACGCATATTTTAGCCAGGAGCACCGGTGAGGTTCTTCGACCACAACAACCTCGCGGGCAAGCACGCATTTCTCGGTGCCAGCAAATCGTCATGGCTCCGGTATGACGAAGAGAAACTGAAGTCCACATATCGCAACGCCCAGGCCGCTGTGCTTGGTACTCAATTGCATGCATTAGCTGCAGAACATATTACATTGGGCCTCCCTTTCGGAGAGCCCGATGAACGCGACCCGCTTATGGCGACCGTCGCGAAGTTCGTTAACGACGCAATCGCGTACAAGATGAGCCCGGAGACGGTACTATATTACAGTGAGTACGCCTTCGGAACTGCTGATGCGATATCTTTCGACGAAGATTCTGAATTTCTTCGAATTCATGATTTGAAAACTGGGACCGGTCCCACGAAGTTCGAGCAACTCGAGATTTATGCAGCCCTGTTCTGTCTAGAATATGGTGTGTCTCCGACTGTTCGAATGCAACTACGTATTTACCAACACGGAGAGCCACGCATCCATATTCCCGAGTCTGATGATATTAGGGATATTATGGGTCATATAGTTCGTTTCAGCGATATTCTCATGGAGGAAGACAATGACTGAAGATACCCTTGCTCACTATGGCATCCTCCGGAAATCCGGGCGCTACCCGTGGGGCTCCGGTAAGGATCCATATCAGCGCTCCCTCGATTTTCAGGGCCTTGTGAAGGGCCTAGCGGCAAAGGGCATGTCCGAGGCTGAAATCGCTAAGGGCCTTGGTATGACCACAACCGAGCTCCGAGCCACTAAGTCTATCGCCAAGCGCGAACGCCAGGCAGTTGAAATCGCAATGGTCCGCAAGCTAGATGCAAAGGGCATGAGCCAGCCGGCTATTGCGGAGCGTCTGGGTATTTCCGCGTCCACTGTCCGCAACTACCTCAAGGATGACGCCGGCAAGACCGCTTCGAAGATCGAGGGTGTTGCGGATATTCTGAAGCGGGAGACCGATAAGCACCGCTATATCGATATTGGTAGCGGCACCGAGGTCTCTCTCGGCACCACGGCTACCACGCTGAAGCTCGCTTCTGCAACCCTCGAGGCCCAGGGCTATCAGGTTCAAGACATCAAGATTAGGCAGCTCGGGACGGATAATTACACGTCCACCCGAGTCTTGGTCGCACCAGGCGTGCCGAAATCCGAGACTGTTAAGAACCTTCAGGATATTCATGTCGTGGGCGTCCGCACGGATCCTCAAGGAAATAAGCTCGCTTTGAAACCGCCGGCTCCGCTTGATTCAAAGAGGGTCATGGTCCGGTACGCCGAAGATGGCGGCACCAACAAGGATGGTGTCATTGAAATCCGTCGCGGCCTCAAAGATCTGAATCTTGGCAAGTCGAACTATGCCCAGGTGCGTATCAGCGTGGACGGTACTCATTATCTCAAGGGTATGGCCGTCTATGCCGATGATTTGCCGGCCGGCAAGGATATTCGGTTCAACACGAATAAATCCAAGAATATCCCAATGATCGGAGAGGGCGACACAGTCCTCAAGAAAATGAAATCCGACCCGGATAATCCATTTGGCGCTACAATCAGGCGCCAGATGGAATATATTGACAAGGACGGCAAGAAGAAACTGTCCCCTGTCAACTTGGTTAATGAGGAGGGTTCTTGGGGAGACTGGAGTCGAACTCTAGCCTCGCAATTTTTGTCTAAACAGGACATCTCTTTCGCCAAACAGCAATTGGATATTTCTACCAATGAAGCCAAGGAGAAGTTCAGGGATATTATGGCCCTAACTAATCCAGTGCTTCGCAAGAAGGCCCTTCAAGATCTAGCGGATAAATGTGACTCGGATAGTGTCCGTCTCAAAGCCGCAGCAGTCCCAGGACAGGCGTACCAAGTTATTCTCCCTGTGCCATCTTTGAAACCCACAGAGGTATATGCTCCCAATTTCAAAAATGGGAGTAAGGTGGCTCTCGTGCGGTACCCCCACGGTGGCACATTCGAGATCCCGATATTGACTGTGAATAATGGTCATAAGGAATCTCGTAGGACCATCGGCGAACTTGCGGCGGATGCTGTTGGTATTCACCCCAAAGTCGCTGGTCGTTTGTCGGGCGCTGACTTTGATGGCGATACCGTTTTGGTGATCCCCGTCACGCCAAAGAGTCGTATCCGGTCTACTTCCCCCCTTAAGGGGCTCGAAGGATTCGACCCCTCGGCGGCGTATCCTGGATATCCTGGTATGAAAGTTCTTACAGAGGCGGGCAAGCAAAAACAAATGGGCATAATCAGTAATCTTATTACTGACATGACCATTAAAGGTGCTACCGAGGCAGAACTTGCGCGAGCTGTTCGTCACTCGATGGTTGTGATCGATGCGGCCAAGCATAAGCTTGATTACCGCACTTCTGCCGAGGACAACGGTATTACCGAGCTCAAAAAGAAGTATCAGTCCGAGGGCGGTGTCTCCACTCTTATTTCCCGCGCCGCATCCGAGGTGGATATTCCTAAACGGAAACCCCGGTCTATGGCAAAGGGCGGACCCATCGATCCGGTCACAGGCAAGAAGGTTTATGAGGAGACGGGCGAATCATATACAATCACCCGTGAGTTCAAGACCAAGGCGCCTCGTATCGAGACCAAGCTGCGTACGTCTAAGGCAACCCGCATGGAGTTGGTCGACGACGCCCGCAAGCTTTCGTCAGGCACCCCCATGGAAGCTCTGTATGCCCGCTATGCTAACGATATGAAGTCGCTGGCAAATACCGCCCGCCGAGAGATCATTTCAACCCCCACCCTGAAACGAGACCCGGGTAAAGCTAAGGAGTACTCTGATGAGGTGACGTCCCTCAAGGAAAAGGTGAGGGTAGCCCTAACAAATGCGCCCCGCGAGAGGCAGGCCCAACTCATCGCCGGAGGCGTTGTGAAGGCCAAGGTCGAAGAGAATCCTGGAATTACCAAGGACGAACGCACTCGTCTTGAGAGCCAGGCTCTTAAGGCTGCCCGTATCCGAACTGGTGCTTCCCGCAAGGAGGTCCAATTCGACATAACGGATCGTGAATGGAAGGCCATTATGGATGGTGCTGTGAGCAACGCCATGATGGAGTCGATCGCGAGATACGCGGATCCCGAGAGGCTTAACGAATTGGCCATGCCAAAGGAAAAGCCAGTCCTTTCGGTCGGTGTTGTGGCTCGAGCTCGTGCTATGGCAAATAACGGAGCAACCACATCGGAGATTGCGGAGATGCTTGGGATCTCGACGTCCTCCGTGCTTGAAGCAGTGAAGGGAGACTGATTGATATGAGTGCGATGTATCTAACGACGACTGACAATCCATTCAGTCCAAAGACTGAGTTCGATCAGTGGTTCACATTCGACATCCAAAAAGGTTACAATAGTTGCGGCCTTCTGGATCGTGTATGCAAAACCAGTGACAATCTAAGTGATGCATTGGTTGCAGATGATGTCATGGAAGCAATTCAATGGATTCTCGATCATGATGTTACTGGAAAGCGAACTTTCGTGATCGAATGAATCAATGTTGATGGAGGGAATGCCACGGTTCTCCCTCCATTGACCCCCGGGGGGG